GCGGCCGAAGGTCCGCAAGTTCATCATGGCCCGGGCCGATGCACTCAAACTGACCTCGAAGATCCCGGACACCTGGAACGCCGACGGCACCCTCAAGGACGGCAGCGACGGCGACTCTTCGGACTCTACTCCGGCGGCGACAGCAGTTCTGGCTCGTCGGGCGGCAGCAGCAGTTCCAGCTCAGGCAGCAGCTCGTCCAGCGATGACGGCGATGACATCGCCGCCACGGTCAAGAAACTGGTGGCCAAGGGGATGAACCCGAAGCTGGCGCGCATCTTCGCCACCAGGGCCGACAAGAAGGCCGCCGCGTAACCACAACTTCATAGCACCACCTGCACCACCACCAGGCGCTCACCGCAACGGCGAGCGCCTTTTCCATCCCGGAACGGGAGAAAGCAATGCCCCCAGAAGACGCAGGTGCCGCAGCCGCAACGGCTGGTGCCCCCGCAGCAGGAACTCAGCAGGCGTCCGGCCCGGCCACCGCAGCGACCGGTACTGCCGGGACAGCCGGCACCGCAAGCCCTGCGGCAGCCCCCGCGACGGGGAGCACCACGGGAACCGGCACCGAGGGTGACGGCGATGGCCTCAGCGCCGAGGAACTGCTGGCCGCCGCAACTGGCGACGGCGACGGCACCGAGGGTGCGGCCGAGGACCCGGCGGCCCAGCTCGCGGCGCTGAAGAAGCAGAACGAGGCTCTGAAGCGCCACTCCCGCACCTGGGAAACCCGCGCCAAGGAGAACACGGCCGCCGCGGCGAAGCTCGCGGAGATCGAGGACGCGAACAAGACCGAGATCCAGCGCGCCACCGACCGGGCCGTGCAGGCCGAGAAGCGGGCGACCGACGCGGAGGGCCTCTATCACCGCACCCTCGCCTGTGCCCGCTACGACCTGCCGGCCGATCTGATCGAGAAGCTCACCGGCAGCACCGAGGACGAGATCAACGCCTCCGCTGAGTCGTTCGCCGCCGCCATCAACGAGCGCGCAGCCGTTCTCGCCGCCGCACAGGCCAAGGCCACTCCGGGACAGGGGGCAACCCCGCCTCCCGGCTTCCGGCCCGTGGAGAACTTGCGGCCCGGCGCGATGCCCGCCGGCGGCAACCAGCCCCCCGATGCCAACGCGTTCCTGCGGGCTGTCGCCGCCAGGAAGCGCTAACCCCAGCAACCGGCCCGAGTCCGGCTGCCCGTCACTGGAAGGAACGGCGAGATGCCGGACTACACCGACGCCATCATGCGTGCCGTCAGCGGCTCTGACCCGCTGGTGCCCGAGCCGATGGCGCAAGAGGTCATCCAGGAGCTGCCGAAGCAGTCGGCCGCCCTGAGCCTGATGAACAGGACACTCCTGTCGTCCAAGACCGAGCGCATGCCCGTGCTGGACGTGCTGCCCGTGGCCTACTTCGTCGGTGGCGACACCGGCATGAAGCAGACCACCATGGAAGCGTGGAAGAACATCACCCTGGTCGTCGAGGAACTCGCCGCGATCGTGCCGATCCCCGAGTCCTACCTGGCCGACTCCTCGATCGACATCTGGGGCCAGGTGCGCCCCCGGATGGTAGAGGCCCTGGGTGCCGTGATCGACGCCGCGACGTTCTGGGGTGTCGGCAAGCCCTCCACGTGGGGCACCGACATCTACACCGCGTCCCGGGCGGCGGGGAACCTGGTCCAGGATGGCTACCTGGACGACGGCACCACGGCGGCTGACGACTTCGGCCAGACGGTCACCGCACTCGGTGACCTGATGAGCCAGACCGGCTACAGCATCAACGGCTTCGCCGGGCGGCCCGGCCTGAACTGGAAGCTGATGGGCCTGCGCGCCAGCGGCTCCGGTGTGCCGATCTTCAACCCGAACGCGAGCCTCGCGGACGGCAGCAACGGCGCGGCGCTGTACGGCTACCCGATCCCGATGGTGGACAACGGCTCGTGGGACGCCACCAAGGCGCAGCTGCTCGCCGGCGACTTCACCAAGTCGATCATCGGGCTGCGCCAGGACATGACGTGGAAGCTGGCCGATGAGGCGGTCATCAGCAACGACGCCGGGCAGGTCATCCTCAACCTGTTCCAGCAGGACGCCGTGGCGCTGCGTGTTGTCATGCGCCTGGCCTACGCCACCGTGAACCCGGTGACGATCATGCAGCGGAACAAGCCCATCACGCAGCGGTTCCCGTTCGGCGTGGTCACCACCCACGGCGTGACCTGACCGCTCCCGGCCTGATCACCTGAGCCGTTCGCGGCATGTGCCCACTCCTGTGCACCCGCGCCGCCACGCCACCCGGCGGCCGGCCATTCCCGGAAGGACTCCCCATGGGACCGATCATCTACAACGCGCAGCCGGGAACCTCGGATGCGGCGCTCTACACCTCATCCGGCGAAACCGCCATCTCCAAGATCGTCGCGGCGAACACGACCGTCGTGACACCCCCCGCAGCTGCGCCGGTCACGGCAACAGCAACCACGGGTGGCACGGTGCTGGCCGGCACCTACCAGGCCGAGGTCACCTACACGAACGCCAACGGCGAGACCGTGGGCTCGGCAGTGGCCAGCCAGGTCACCACCGGCTCCACGTCCACCCTGACCGTCGACTCACCCCCGGCCGCGACGGGCGCCACCGGGTGGTACGCCTACGTCACCCAGGCCGGCGGCAGCACCTTCACCCGGCAGCAGACCGCGGGCTCGCCCACCGCGATCGGCACGAACCTCGTGCTGACCGCGCCGCCGACCACCACGGGCGCGAACCCGCCGGCGGCGAACACCTCCGGCACCTCGGTCACGCTGAACCTGTCGGTGCACCGCGCCATCAGCGGCACCGTGGAGACCCTCGCGTCCGCGCTGCCGGTGCCCGCGGGGCAGGCGTCCAGCCTGGTGGAAGACCGGCTGCTGGCGCTCGAGGAGATCGTGCTGGACCCCGGCGACAGCCTGCACGGCTCCGCTGGCGCCGCTGCGTCGGTCACGGTCCTCGCGTTCACCTGACGAGCCGTAAACCTGCTGGCGAGAGGGGGCCGTCGTGGCGTCACTGCCCCCCCTCGCCCAGGTCACCGACGTGTGCGACCGGCTCGGCCGCAACGTCACCGCGGACGAGAACCGGCGCCTGGGCGCGCTGCTGCGGGACGCCTCCGCGCAGATACGCCGCTACTGCCGCCGCGATTTCCTGCTGCACACTGACGAGACCGTCACCTTGTACGGGCACGACAGCGAAATCCTGCTGCCGCAGTACCCCGTGCAGTCAGTGTCGTCGGTTGTGGCGATCGGCGGCGGGATGGGGCTGCCAGACATCCCAATCCCCTGGTTCACCTTCGATGGGGTGCGCACTGTCCGCATCAACCCGGGCATCGGCATCCTCAACCTGCCCGAAGCCTGGTGGGCCGAGGACTACCCGGGTACCTACCTGGTCACCTACTCATGGGGCTACGCCGACGTCCCTGACGACGTGGTGATGGTGTGCGCCAACGCGGCGCTCGCCGTGCTCACCGCGCCGACTTCGGCGGCCGGGGTGGTCAGCGAGACCATCGGCCCGTATTCGTACAAGCTGGAAGCCGGCGGCGGTGGCGTGGCCGTGGCGCTGACGCAGGCCGACCTCGCGCAACTCAAGGACTACCGCAACGACGTCACCACTGTGCAGGCGAGGCTGCGCTAATCCCGCGCCGCCCAGCGGCACGGGACGCTGAGCCGCATCATCGGCCCTGACCCCTGATGCACCGGGAATTCCCGCGTCTCGCGGGGCAGCAGCGCTGTCGGCAGCATTCCCTTGCTGAGGATCTCGGTCACGATCTGGTGGTGAAGCCGCTTGCGGAGCGCGGCCTCCGCCTCGGGCGGCAGCTCCGGATGCAGGGGTGCCTGAGCGAAGCAGTCGCCATCGGTGCATTCCAGCACGGCATCCGCTATGGCCCTTGTCACGTGCCCTGGCATCCGGAAGCCATGGCGTGCCGCAACGAAGGCCACTGCATCGGCGGGACTCATCTCCCGCAACGGCGGCGGGTTCGGCATGTACTCCACGGCATCGGTCATGACCCACACCATAAACCGGACGGGGGCAGCCTCATGCGGATCACCGCCCGTGTTCACGCCTACCCGCCAGCCTCCAATGCCGGGGCCGAGTGGATGCTGGCCCCGATGCTGTCCGCCCTCGCGGCGCGTGGCCACCAGGTAGAGGTGCACCTGAGCAACGGGGTGCCGGGAGTGCGGGAGCCCTGGGACCTGGACGGGGTGCGGGTGATGCCGCCCGGCACCGTCGCGGCAGGACCGCGCCCGGACGTGTACGTCACCCACCTGGACAACACCCGCCGCACCGCTGCGGCGGCACGCGGGCGGGGCGTGCCGCTGGTGGTGGTGCAGCACAACACGCACGACCTGGCACGCCAGGATCTCGCGGTCGCCCGCCCGTCGCTGCTCGTGCTGAACAGCGAGTGGATGGCGGCGGAACTCGGATACCAGGGCCGGTCCATCGTCGTGCGCCCGCCCGTGCTGCGCGAGGACTACGAGACGGTGCCGGGGACAGCGGTCACGCTCATCAACCTGACATCTGGCAAGGGCGGGCCGCTGCTGTGGGACCTCGCGGCGCGGATGCCGGGCACGGAGTTCCTGGCCGTCAAGGGCTCCTACGGCGAGCAGGCCGTACCGGACCCCGTGCCGCCGAACGTGACCGTGCTGGACACCGTGGACGGCCGGCTGATGCGCGATCAGGTGTACGCCCGCACCCGCATCCTGCTGGTGCCCTCCGACTACGAGTCGTGGGGCAGGGTCGCCACCGAGGCGATGTGCTCAGGCATCCCCGTGATCGCGCACAAGGCTGCCGGGGCGCTCACGGAGAACCTGGGCGACGCGGCGATCTGGGCCGACCGTGACGACCCGGCCGAGTGGGAAGCGCAGATCACGCTGCTGTCCGATCCGGCGCAGTGGGAAGCGGCGTCGGAGGCGTGCCGCGAGCGGGCAGCCGAACTGGACCCGGCCGCGGACCTCGAGCAGTGGTGCGACGCCGTTGAGGCGCTGGCCCGGTGACCACTGACCTCCTGATCATCTGCGTCACCCGGGGACGCCCGCAAGCCGTCGCCGC